TCGCTTATCGAGGAAATTTTTGACCTTGAAAGTGACTACGACAAAGAATGGATCATCAACGAATCGGAAAACTTCTGCAAAGAGAAAGCGGTATACAACGCGATTCTAGAGTCTATTCATATCATCGAAGGAAAGAGTCAGACGCAATCAGAAAACGCTATCCCCGGAATCCTCTCTGATGCTTTGTCCGTAGGATTCGACACACATATTGGACACGACTATATCGAGGATGCCAGTGAGCGTTTTGAATTTTACCACAAGAAAGAGGACAAGATTGCATTTGATCTTGAAATGTTCAACACCATTACGAACGGTGGAACTCCAAACAAGACTCTAAACATTATTATGGCTGGTACGGGTGTTGGTAAGTCGATGTTTATGTGTCACCATGCCGCTGCTTGTCTTGCACAAAACCTCAAGGTTCTTTACATTACATGTGAGATGGCAGAAGAACGGATTGCAGAACGTATCGACGCTAATCTCATGAACATTACGATGGATGATCTTCGTTGTTTGCCCAAGGATATGTATGATAAGAAACTCAACAATGCTACCATGGGATTCAATGGAAAACTAATCGTCAAAGAGTATCCCACAGCAACTGCAAATGTAAATCACTTTAGACACTTGCTCGATGAACTTAAACTTAAGAAAAAGTTTGAACCCGATATTGTGTTTATTGATTACCTAAACATCTGTGCCGCTGCTAGATTTAAGAATGCTGCAAATATAAACTCATACATGTATGTGAAAGCAATCGCAGAGGAACTACGAGGACTTGCAATTGAGAAGGGACTACCGATATGGTCTGCCACTCAAACAAACCGACAGGGATTTGCAAACACTGACGTAGGACTTGAAGAAGTATCAGAGTCATTCGGACTTCCACAAACAGCAGACTTCATGTTTGCTTTAATCGGAACAGAGGAACTGGATGAACAGGGACAACTGTTGGTAAAGCAACTCAAGAATCGATACAACGATCTGGCAACAAACAGAAAGTTTGTCGTTGGAATTGAAAAGGCAAAAATGAAATTCAGTGATGTTTCTCTCTCTGAGAATGATGATATACTGGGAACCGGAAACGATGGTGACATGGGACTTGTTGAAAAACAAGCATCAAAATATGATGAGAAGTTTACAGAGTGGCAAATGTAATGTACATACATATAGATCAAACATATATCAATAGAGTATCTCCTATGTTGGATCGGTTTGCCTGGAAGAAGTCAAATCTAGCAAATTGTAGATGTCCGATCTGCGGGGATTCTCAAAAGAATAAATCAAAGGCTAGAGGCTTTTTCTACCAGAAAGGAAACTCCTACTTTTACAAGTGTCACAACTGTGGTCATGGTTGCAGTCTATATAATCTTTTGAAGGATGTATCTCCTCAACTAGCAAAAGAATATTCTTTAGAGAAGTGGAAAAAAGGCAGTGTAAAGAAGGAAGAAAAACAAAACGACATGTTTGGATTGTTAGGTAAAAAACCAGAATTTAAGAATAAAGACAAAGTTCTAGACTCTGTTGATTGCATCACTGAATTGCCTAAAAATCATATGTGTTTAGAGTTTGTTAACATGAGAAAAATACCAAAGGAACATTGGAACAAACTATATTATACCGATGATTTTGGTTCATTCATGAAAAAAATCAACCCCGAACACCACGATGTAGTAGGTGCAGAACCAAGACTTATCATACCATTCTTCAATAAAAAAGGGGATGTTGTAGCAGCACAAGGAAGAAGTATTAATTTCAAAGATGATACGAATCGCAGACGCACTGTCAAGTACATTACCGTAAAGAGTGATCACTCATCCGACAGACTGTGGTATGGTCAGTGGAGAGTAGATCCCAAGAAACGAATTTATATAGTTGAAGGTCCAATCGATAGTCTCTTCTTACGAAATTCCATTGCAATGGTTGGTGCTGGTGCCCTTGATCAGATTCCAACACACCTCAAACACAGTGAAGGTGTTTATGTTCTAGACAACGAACCTAGAAATCTTCAGATCGTGCGGTACAACGAAAGACTGATTGAATTGGGAAAAACTGTATGTATATGGCCTCGAAGCATACGGGAAAAGGATATTAACGATATGGTTTATAAGATGTCCACCAGAAAGATTGAAAATATTATTGATCAGAACAGTTACTCTGGACTAGAAGCAGTTCTTAAGTTGAACGAGTGGAGAAAGATTTGACATATAAACCTCTTCCATCATGCGTAACCATAAAGCACTCGGGTATAGATGGTTTGGGTTTATTTGCACAAGAAGACATAACGAGTGGTTATGTTTTTGGTGTTTCTCATATATCAGATCAGAGATTTCAGGACGGGTATATTAGGACTCCACTTGGCGGGTTTATAAATCATAGTGATGATCCAAATGCAATTTTAGAACCCGTCACCAATAATGTTAATATGAAAGTTTTAGTTGCTATTAGGGATATATCAAAAGGCGAAGAAGTTACTACAAAATATACTTTGTACAATATACAGGAAAATAAATGAACGATATTACAGTATGGATGTGGACGGGTTTTCTTCTCGCCGCCTACAGTGTGATTGCAAACGATTCGATCCAGACACTCGGAACATGGATCGCAAGCAACAGAAAAGTAAATTGGAAATACATGTGGGGATTCGCCTCCGCAGTTCTTCTCGTCGCCATCTGGTATGGTTGGTGGGTGTATGACGGAGACATCTCTTACGGAAGACTCAACAAGATTCCGTTCGAGGGGGTGGAGTGGTATCAAGCACTCGCACCAGCAGTCCTGCTGCTTCTCACACGATTTGGTGTTCCCGTTTCTACTTCGTTCCTAGTGCTTTCTGCCTTCGCATCGACACTGGTGCTACAGAAGGTTCTGATGAAGTCGATGCTTGGATACGCCGTCGCCGGTGTTTCTGCATACTTCATCTGGTTAGCACTGACTCGTCTGATTGACGAGGGTAAGAGTATCAATGACTCCCATAAGAAGTGGTGGTCTATCGGACAGTGGGTGACGACTGGGTTCCTCTGGTGGACTTGGTTGAGTCACGACAT